AAGCCTACTCGCTTGCCGCTTTCCCTAATTGAGTCGGCCATGATTCTATCGTAGCGATTGCTGTCCGAAATCGGCATCTTTATCCCCTGTCGAACAAAACAGACGCCTCCAACCGAGACATGCTCCTCCACTTCGTCATCCACATAGGGGACATAGTTCTCCGGCGTCCACGCATGGAGAGTGCTGGTAATCGGCCTCAGTCCGAGAATCGCAAACTCAGCATGCCGCCCCATGATTTCTAGCCCACGCTCACAGAAATCATCCTGAAGCGGGAGGCAGTCGTCATCGGCAATAATGTAGGGGTCAGTCGTAGCAGTTGCCTCTGCCTCCGAGCGCCTTAGAAATTGAAACGCCGCTGAGTTCGTATTCAGTGTCTTTACGTGCGTGCTGTCAGCGGGATTCAGGGCAGCAAATGGAGTCCTGATAACAGTCAGATTCAACGCATCGTCCGCCGCTAGACGCAGAAGTGTTGCTGTGGCAAGCGCAAACCGAAACGTATCCTGCGAGCAGCTACACAGGAAGCAGTCCGTCTTCGGCATTCTACATCATCCCAGCGTTGACGAGCACTTCGCGCTGTTTCTCCAGCGGTAGAATGGCGAATTGCTCCAGCGTGTACTGCCCAATGGTTTGTCCTGATGGACCCGCACCGATGCCTGCCGATCCTGGAATCGGGACGGGACGGCCTTCTTCCCGCTTCACTTCGAGAGGCTTAATTTTGCCCTCTTGGACTCTGGTTTTGAAGGCTGCGGTCAGTGTGCCAGCGTCCCACGGAACGCCCCATTCCTGTACCAGACTCAGCACTGATTCTGAGGCTTCGGCCGTCGAAGGGAAATCCTGGTTCTGAAACTTAAACCGTTCCAGTTCCACCTGGTCAGATAGTTTGTTTGCCTTGTTTACCGCATCGGAAATCGTCGGCACAACTTCTTCCGGCTTCAGCCCAAAGCGAATGGAGTCCACGTAATTCTGCGCTTCGATGATTTTGCCATCCTTCACCAAGTTCCAGTAGGCTTCAGAATCGAAGCCCTTCATTTCACCTTCGGCCTTTGCTGGGATCGCTGGTTGGCTCTGGAGTCTCTGTTCGAGGTCAAAGGCCCGCTGTTTCTCGCTTTTGAGCGCGATGGTGGTGTCTTCTTTGGCTTTTGCTGCGGCTCTCGCAACCTCTTCCCAGGTTGCTCCCTTGAAGACTTCGCCGCCGATGTCGAGTTTGAGTTCGATGGGTTGCGCGGCTTTGGCAACTTCTTCAGCCAATTTCTGCTCCGTTGTTTTCATCTCTTCGGCCATGTCGGTACTTCCTCCTCTTCAGGCTGTTGCGCTACGAGTAACTGACGTTTTGTTTCTATCAGTCCATAGACCTCTTTTTGCAAATAGTCAAGCACCTCTTCCCGTTCCTGCCAGCGCATCTGTAGACCCATGCTGGTCATGGGCGTATGGGTCCGGTCAGCCTTTAACTGCGAAAGCGCCACGTCGCAGTGCTTTTCCAGTAGATTCAGGATTTCTTTCCAGCCCAGCGTGCCAGCAATGGCTTCCAGAACCTCAGCCCGCCGGATGATTTGCTGGTCTTCCTCGGTAAGACTCTGCGGTGTGGATTGACCGCGTATCTTGTTTAGAATCTCATCAAGCCAAGTAGGAATAGCCACGGTCATTCCTCGCCCTCTCCGCGACCTTCACCCTCATCAGAAGCGCCTTCCAGCATGTGCTTCCCGACCATCTCCATAATATCGGCGGCGTGTTTCTCTTGTGCAATCTCCGACTGGCCTTGAATTCTCTCGCGCTGCATCATCATGCGAAGCTGGTCTGCCGGAGCCGGCTGATTCAGCATTTGCTTCTCTTCGTCCGATAGCGGCTCAAACAAACTTCCTCCGCTCTTTAGCCTGTACCCAGACATGTCTTCCAACATCTGTCCAATCTCTAGGATGTTGACCTTCATTCCGTAAGTCCGCGCCAGCATTTCAAGGAAGGCTGGATTCAAAAACGTCTGCGCCACTAGCGGGTAGACCTGCATGAGTTGTTGGCGAGATTGCATTCGCGCCGAAGCGCGTAAGGAAAACTTCACATAGGCGTTCTTCACGTCCATTGGGTCAATTTTAATTCCTGGCAGATTGATGACCTGCTCAGGGTCTAAGAACCTTTGATTCAAACTCTGCCAAGCATAGAGCATTGGCTCAACGACAGTGGATTCGCAATTCTCCACCAGATAGTTCAGCCGCGAAGCGACCGTAGCTGCTTGGCGGTTAATCCCTGTCGCCGTGCGATTCGCCGAATTCCCTCCCGAGGTGGGTGCACCCATCGCGGCAATGTCAGTGAGTCCTGTCGTTCTTTGTACGCGCAGTTCGGAGTAGGTCTGCTCCAGAAAGGCTTGCTGCGTGATGTTGGAGACTTCTTCACGAACGATGTCTGCGGCGGGGTCGTTGACTTCAATCGAGTTTCCTGGCCGTCGCACCAGTTGAGAAGACGGAATGTTGACTCCGCGCCGCTTGATCGTCGAGGGATGCAAAGACAGTGCCAGTTCGTCAATTCGTCCATTAATCAAGCGTTCCTGAAATCTTTGATCTCCCTCAATTACATCGCAGACTCCCAGTGCGTGCCAGCTGTCGGGTACGTCAATGTACCAGAACGAGAAATAGTTAATCATCCCTAAAGGATTCGGATTGTTGAATAGCGTGAAGAGTCGGTTACCCATCCACACGATTCTGTCCTTTGTCGTGTAGATGATAACTTCGATTCTTTGCCCGGATGGGTCTGCGGTTGAATCAATTTGCGGATTCCATGCAGAGCCTTGCAGGGAGTCGATTCCTGCTTTCGACTGGTCGCCGTAGGTAGTCGGCTTGCTCTTTGCGAGTGCGAGCAACACCTCTTTGTCGGGGATGCTGAAACCAGGATTCTTCTTCAAGGCTAGAAGCTCGTCAATCGTCATCATCTTGCGCACACAGGCGTAACGAGCTTCCTGCGTAATCGGCGAGGCACAGTTTGGGTCAATGTAGAAGTCTTTGATGGAGATGTTCTTGAGCGTCGGCATGTTGATGCGCTCGGTGTACTTCTGCATTCGGAAGACACGCTTCTTACTGACGGGCCGTTCCTGTTGGCCGAAGAAGATGCTTTGCACCTTTTGGTTGACCATCTCAAAGTCTTGGAAGGTTCTCCATTTCTCAATGTCTTCCGCCTTCCAAGAAAGTTCCATCGGGCCGTTGCCGTAGATGGCTGCGCTCTTAATCCCGCGACGGAAGACTTCGCGGATGCCAATTTCTTCCGTCTGCCAATCAATCAACTGGCTGACGGAGCGACCCTCTTCTCGTTCGGTTCCTGGGCGGGGGGTACACTCAAACCATTGCGGGTCAGAAAAGATGCTGGAGACAACAATGGGAAGCAAAGACTCAACCTGCGAGAGAGCAACCCAAACACCAAGAGATGAGCGCGGCTGCTTCGTTCCCGGCCAGTAGCGTTGATTCACCCAGGCGAGATAAAGCGCGTCGGCGGTTCGGAACCTCTGGTCGTGCGCTTGCTGACGGTACGTTTCCGCTGTCTCAAAGTCTTGCTTGGCAATCTTCAGGGCGAAGGAATCGTCCCAGAGTTCGACTGGAGCCGTAACTTTCTTCTTTTCCTCTTCGGTCAGGGGAAGCACCTGCTTACTGGCGAGAATGGATTCAGCAGCGGCCATCAGATTCCTGCCTTGTCGTAGAGAGTCATTTCAGTTTCCGGGTCCATGAGCCAGCGGGCTTGCCCCGTTTCGTCAAAGCCAAGAAACCGATTTCGCATCATCGCTGGATGCAGCAAGGGCAGCCCTTCGCGTGGCGCGTTGGGATACACGTCATATTCCAGTTCGCCATCCCGATTCGTCATCATATCAGCGAGCGTGTCGAGAATGTCGTCGTGAATAGAGGGGTCGGGGAAGTTGAGAATCTCCTCCAGCAAATCAGCTTTACAGGACAAGTCATCTGCAAATCGGATAATGCCTGTTTGAAACCATGACTGAAGGCCGCGTATTCTCTGTTGCTTCGTCGTCTGGTTGTCGCGGCGGAGAGGTACGAACACAGGGAAGATTCCACGCTTCGCTGATTCTCTTTGGAGAAATGGTAGCAAGACTCTTGCATGGGCGTCCTTCTCGATTTTGATGTCGATGGGCCGGTATCTTACATGAATGTCGAAGAGATGTGTAATGACCTCAAAGGGCGTAAATCGTGCTCGCCGTATGTCAGTGATATACAACCGTCCGTCACGGTCAAAGCCGCCAGTCGTAAGCACGGTGAAGTCGTTCCCTCGGTTGTTTTCCATGCCGTGCAAGTCCACTGTGGTATGAACGCGAAGTGCAATTTCCGCAATCGCCACCCGCGGGAAGAACACGATTTGGTCAGCCCGGGTAAGCGACGACGACTCTGGGATCGGCTTCTGGCGATACTGTGAGTTGTACTGGAATTCGTCTTCTCTTTCGATGCGTTGCAATTCACTGAGAGGATAGCGTGTCGGCCAGAGGACTTTCCCGTTGGCGCGGTCTTTGGGGTCGGCGGATTCAACTGAGATTTGCCAGAGCTTTGTCTTTGCTTTTGCTTCTCTACGGATGATGTCGCCGTAGGCGTCGGCAACTCCGTAGCGCGTTCCTTCAATGTCTTTCCAGCCGTGGTGCGGCGGGATGGGGTTTCGTTCCAGCAACGGGTCGCAGTATTTGATGTGCTCGATGACTTCGCGGATTTGGTTCGGTGTTTTGACATTTTCTTTATCCACCATGTCCGAGAACTTTAAAATTTCATAGTGATAACTGGCAAGCACTTTGCCCAAAGAAGATACCGAAACGGTCGGCTCCTTCAGCCACTTGCGCTGCCGGTTCGGAACAGTAAAGGATTCCTGCGTTCCAAATTCTGCCACTTTCTCTCTGACTGGGCAATACTCAGGAAACAGAAAGTAAAGGTGCGGATTGTGCTGGAAGTGCGCCTTCATCTCAGCGAGTATCTTGTGAGCCTGATCAGCCACGGCTGTTGAAATGAGGATGCGTATATCAGGGAAATTAAGAATCCACTGAATCGTATGCGCGATGGTGAGAGTGGTTGTCTTCAAGTGGCCGCGCGGCCAGAGGATGAGACGAAAGCGAGGGCCGGTCAATTGCCACAGGCTTTGCCGCCAGGTGTACTCAATCTTTCTGGGCGGAAAGCCACTGGTGTCCACAACCTCCGTGATATTCCCTTCGGGGAATTGCTGGAGGCAGTCCATCAGCCTGCGATGCGGGTCTTCTTCGATGTCGTTGTAATGCAGGATGTCTTTCGATAGAAACA